ATTCTCTGTGTCAATGAGTTTGTAGAGGAAGCAAGAAATACATATTCTGAGAACTATCCTTCCACTCATATAATTCCCAATGATATAAAGGAGTTGACAGGAAAAGATTTCTTAGATGCAACTGGTCTAAAACCAGGAGAACTTGATATTCTTGATGGTTCACCACCATGTTCTGCATTCTCTATTGCAGGTGCTCATACTATGAAGGCAGGAAAGGGTGTTGCAGAAGCAAACTGGGGTAGAACCAAAGTATATTCAGATGGTAAGATTGTAGAGAACATTGAAGATTTATTCTTTGAGTTCATTCGTGTTGCAAAGGATATCCAACCCAAAGTTATTATTGCAGAGAATGTCAAGGGTCTTACTGTAGGTGAAGCAAAGACTTATTACGCAAAGATTACAAATGCATTTGAGGAAATTGGTTATCTAATAACATCCAATGTTCTTAATGCATCTCATTTTGGTGTTGGTCAGGGAAGACAGAGACTTATTTTTATTGGTGTAAGAGAAGACATTGCAGAAAGAACTGGATTCAATTTCCTTAATGTATCTTCACTTTTTCCAGAACCAAATAAAGAAGTGACTAATCTTGGTGATATTATTGAAGGGGTGAAAAATGATCCAGAAGAAGTTAAATTTCTTTTGGAGAGAATGGAAAAAAGTTCCACATACAAGTACTTGATTCAGATGCCCAAGAACTCTAAGAAGGTTGTTAGTGTATCTGATTATCACCCTAAAGGTTCTTGTTTTAATATGGTAAGATCATCATATTTCAAACCTGCACCAACTATTACAACTAGAACTTGTAACTTTATGCATTGGGAAGAAGACAGAAATTTTACAACCAGTGAATACATGAGAATTCAATCACTTCCTGATGACTTTATTTTAACTGGAAATTGGATGCAGAAGACTGAAAGAATTGGAAGAATGGTTCCTCCCCTAATGATGAAAGCCATTGCAGATAGTGTTTATAGTAAACTTATTTCAAAACTATGAAGTTACCTTACAAATTACAAGATGTCTATAATGGTGAATCTCAAGAAAAGTTCACTGTCATATCTACCTTTGCTGGTGGTGGTGGATCATCTACAGGCTATAGACTTGCAGGAGGGAAGATTCTTTGTATTAATGAGTTTGTAGAAGAGGCTAGAAAAACTTATTCTGAAAATTATCCTTCCACTCATATCATTCCTGATGATATTAAAGAACTAACAGGTGAGAGTTTCTTAGATGTAACTGATCTAAAACCAGGAGAACTTGATATTCTTGATGGTTCACCACCTTGTTCTGCATTCTCTGTTGCAGGTTCTATGTGTCGTGGAGAGGGGTCTAAACATTCAGATGGGTGGGGTAAGACTAAGAACTATTCTGATGGTAAGAAGGTGGAGAACATTGAAGATTTATTCTTTGAGTTCATTCGTGTTGCAAAGGACATCCAACCCAAAGTCATTATTGCAGAGAATGTAAAGGGTCTCACTATAGGTGAGGCAAAGACTTATTATTCTAAGATTACAAATGCATTTGAAGAGATTGGATATCTGGTTACATCTAGGGTAATGAAAGCATCTAACTATGGTGTGGGACAAGGAAGAGAGAGATTAATCTTTATTGCAGTTCGTTCTGACATTGCTGATCAAGTAGGTCTGAATATATTGACAGTATCTACATTATTTCCAACACCATCTTCCAAAGTGACTACTATTGGTGATATAATAGAAGGGATCAATAATGATCCTGAGGAGGTTAAGACACTTACAGAAAATATGTTGAAGAGTGGTCTCTATACTAGGGTTGTAAGTAAAATGCCAAAAGATCAAAAGAAAGTTCTCACTGGTGCTGACTATCATGAAAAAGGACATTGTTTCAATACTAAGAGAGCATCTTACTATCAACCTTCACCTACTCTTACCGCCAGTGGTGGTTTGATTCACTGGAGTGAAGATCGTGCGCTTACAGTTGCTGAACTGAAAAGGATTCAATCTCTACCTGATGATTTTATTCTTACTGGTACTCACTCACAACAGACTGAAAGAATTGGTAGAATGGTTCCACCTTTGATGATGAAAGCAATTGCAGAGAACATTTACAAAGAAGTATTATCAAAACTAAAATAGGAGATTATTATGACCACTAAAACCTTTGAAAATAAGAATGGTGACATTTGGGAATGGGAGGAAACTCCTGAGTCCCTTCAGGCACTTGCAGACTACTGGAAAATTGTAAAGGAGAATCATGACAAACGAGCATCCTGAAATTGCAGAAGTTGATTGGATTGATGATACATTCAGGGTCTATGAAAAGTATGGAATGTATCATTCTGTGACCAAAGAAGATCGTAAAGTCATTACAGGTCTCCATCATGATGCTGTCATTCAAACTACCAGGTGGTATCTGAAACAAGAACAAGAGGGATGGGATGACAACACAACTACTCAGTATGATGGTGAAGTAGGTGGTAAACTCTAAATGACTTATAAATAAAAATAAAGTAAGTTGTAGAGAAGATGTCTTCATCAATGAGTAACTTTCTGGAAGCATATGCTGCTGTCCATAATAATGAAGTAAAAGAGAACTTCTATTCAAAGAGAGATGAACTCAGTAATATTGAGTTTGGTATTCTCTCTGATGATCAGTTACAAGACATCTCTGAGGGAATCCTGCTTGATGTACTTCAGGCAGGTTTTTCCATTGATGGTGCTGAAACAATCTTCAATGAAGTTATCAGAGAAGCAAAGGCACAATTTGTTAGTGAGTCAATGACTCCCAGACATTTGAAGATTCAAAGAATCAAAAGATCTTTCAGTGAGTCACTGAGAGTTGCCAAGCAAAAGGCAAAGTCTGGTGTAAGAGAAAGTTTTGAGAAATATATTCAACTGAAAGAACAACGTAAGCATATGACCCAGTTCCAGGGGTCTGCTTTTGGTGTTGAGTCAAGAAATAAGTCAGCACAATATCAGATTGAGTCAAAGAATGCCATTGCTCTTCTGACACCTGCTCTCTATGAAATGGTAGAGAGGGCTATTGATACTCTGATTGAAAAGAAAGAGAGTAAGAAAGAAAAGGGTGAAAAGGATGGTCATGCAGTTGCCCTTTATAAGGACCAGTGGAAGGATCGTGACATTGCAGACTATGATGAGACACATGGTAAGAAGAAGAGAGCAAAAGAAATGAGAGCTGATGCGGGTGAAGACCGCAAGAGAATGAAGGAACTTGATCCCAAGTGGAAACATGCCAAGTATTCCACTGGTGAGAAGAAAGGTAAGAAGAGTGTAGAAGAAGACTATCTCCCTGAAGAAGGTGCAGATACTCTGAAAGATAGTAGTATGTCAGCAGGTGGTATTGATGGAAACAAGAGATATCCTGGTGGCCCATCAACGGGCAGTCAACCCAAAAAGAAAACTGCCCTGGATGCACTCAAGATGGTAGCTGCCAGGAACCCTGGTACTCAGATGAGAACTAGAGGAATGGGAGAGGCCTATGCTGCAGTATATGAGTCCAAGAAAGCAGACAAGGATTATGATGGTGATGGTGAAGTAGAAAGCGGAACTGATGAATGGAAGGGTTCCAGGAACAACGCCATCAAGAAGGCTATCAAGAACGCTATGATGGACAAAGGTAACCCTGCCAAAGAGGAAGAGAAACTGAGAAAGTCAAACAAACTCTTCGGTGCTCCTATGAAGGAAGAGAAGAAGCAGGGTTACAACGATCGTCTTGATGATTCTCTTGGTTCTAAGCATGGTAAGAAGTCCCAGTCTATGAAGGACAGAAGGGATGAATCTGAAGCAATGGAGAAGAAGGAGGGTAAGCGTAAGTACTCCAGTGATAAGCAAATGGATAAGGATGATGATGTGTGTGAATCCACCCTTTCTGCTAAGGCTGGTAGAGCAGGTAAAGACCTGGGTAAACCAGGAAAGAACTTCCAAAAGATTGCAGCTAAGGCTGGTAAGAGATATGGATCATCCGAAGCAGGAGAAAGAGTTGCTGGTGCAATTCTTGCCAAGATGAGAAAAGCAAACGAAGAGTTTGACTTTGATAATACCTATGGTTTCCTGATGAGTCGTGGTCTGACTGAAGAACAAACCCTGTGGGCTATTGCCAACTATCCTGAACTTCTTTGATAAATATTCCAGAAATGGCTAGATGAAACGTGGACGTATATTCATATTTCAATAAACTGAGAGCCCTCAAGGAGAGTACAACCTCCGAGAGGGCTGCCGAA